GATGGAGATAGTGCCGTCCGAACTGCTGACATTTACATCACCCTCGTAAGAACTGGTACTATCTCTGATAGTCTGTCCGTCACTATTATCCTTGCCCGTTGGTGTAAAATCAGTCTCGTTATATGCGCTTGTATAGTGGTTAGTTCCTGTATGGTCCTCACTCTCAACATGTCCTTTTCCTGACTGTTCGCTCTGTGTTTTGCTTGTTCCCGTTGTCTGTGCGTCAAGGTTTTTGTCAACGTTTTCGTCCTCGCTCCACTTCTCTTTTCTGTCATAGTTCTGAATGGGATTGTATTTGTATTGTGTAGTCTCAAACAGTTTAGTCCATACCGGAAGTTCCTTGTGTGACCAAATTCCTATCATAGACTGCATGAACAACGGTGACGGATACAGAACTTCCAGTTCTGCCGTTTCTGCCAGTATGTTATTGACAACAGTATCATGGTCAACACCATCCGGCAATTCCAGCTCACCGAACAAACCGGGATTGTTATTGTACAGTCCCAGCAGGCTCATTGTTGACCGCATTATTGTCACCCCCATTTTGCATAGAGTATGCTTCAGGAAAACGCCAATCAACTGAAATATCAGTTCCGAACATATCGTTAGTGCGCTTAACGCTTTCCTGTAACTGTTCCAGCCACATAGCGCATTTAGAAGCTGTTTCAATGTTGTTCGCATTTACTTCATCAGTTACAAGACGCTCACGCTTATCTGTGTTTGCATTAGGAATACCAATATCAGTGTCAAACATCGCTTCAATTTTACGCATATCAGACAGTACATCAGATGCAATATATACTTCATGCAAATTCTGTTGAAACGCTTCCCATGCTTTACTTCCGTCATCCAGCTTCAGGTTTTTGTCATACACAACGCACGGCTCCCCGCTTGCAATTCTATCAAACATCTTTTTGAAGCTCTCAGCCGCCGCCTTGTTTCCCGCAGTAAACACATACGCTAAATGTGTATTGAGTAAGTTCATTCCAACGCTTTCAGAGCAGAGTGCAAGCATATCCGCATAATACCCGACAATATCCATGATACCGCCATAGTCCGGCTGTAGCTTGATAATAGTGCATTGTTTGTCAATTTGCGGTTGTAAATTTCCACGCAATAGCGGATTTGTGATTAGTGCGTGTGTCGGCTGGTAGAACACATTGTAACCAGTCAGTCCGCAAGCCTGTGGAATTATACCAAACTTGTTGGTATTTACTACTGCCAGATAGCCCCAACAGTACAGCACATACAAGAAATAGTTCTTGCTCCAATGTTCAGGAAGTTCCCACTTGAACAAGCTCATGGCCTTTTGAAGCAGATAACGCCTGAAATAGAAAGACAGATTTGTGTTTCTGCAATGAACGGTAGAGGGGCTTTGCGCGGCGTTTGCTACATTGATATAGTCATATTGAGCGGGAATGCCGCAACCAATGTCCATTAAAATCTACCCCCTTTCGCAATTTTGAATAGTAGCCAAATGGGAACGCCAGTTCCCGGCGTAGTTCCTGTGATATACTCGTACCATTTAGTAGCTTGTGTGCTTCGTGCTGGTTGTGGCTTAACGGTTGGACGTTCGTAGTTGTATAGCCATACTTGTGCAAGATATGCTGGTGTAAGCTCTGATACCACAAATTCGCGGAACGTCATAGGATAGAGTGATGTGCTTATCCATTGCAAGCCGTTCTCAAGTTCGTAAATTATGCGCTCCATTTCCTTTTGTCCATTGTCTTGCCAATCAGTACCGGCCCAATCTGAATAATGTGTGTAAGGTGTCCATTGAACAAGCCCATATCCACCGACAAACGGTTCAAGATTTTCCCAAATTCCGGGATTGAGTGTGCTTTCTGTCTGCATATTGCCAAACATCGCCGCAATAGCATTATCTGTCCAGCCTTGTGACTTGAAAAAATAGTGCATAATGTCTGCATTGTTTTGCATTTCAGACATTGATAGATAGCGATTTCCAGTTATCCAAGCCATAAGTCACCTACTCATAGAAGTAACCGCTTTCAAGATAATTCTTGATTGCGCTATTTTCCTCTGAAGTTCCTGCAATGGCAATATCAGCGTGAGAAATTAGCTGATAGCCCGGAAGTGTTGAAAGCTCTTTAGTTTTGCATAGTGGACGTCCTTTATCTGCATTATCCTCGTCGGTGATGTTGTAAAACGTTCCTTTAAGAATAATATTTGTTTTTAGAGCAAGTAAACTTCCGTTCAATCCGCTAATAGATACATCAGGGTATCGTGCGTCAAGTGCATTTCCAATAGCTCCAAGTCCGCCAGTTATCATGCCTGCAATATTACCAGAAGAATATGATGTTGCTAATTGCGCTGTTGATTGCACAACGCCGCCTAAATTCTGGAAGAAACTGGTTGACATCTGTGATAGCTGAATTGGCACACCTATTTGCCCGTATGTTAATGAAATAGGTTCTGCATCCTCTGGATTTCCGCTGATAATCGAAAGTCTTGCAGTATTTGCTATAATGTCAATGTCAAGTAATGTTCCAATTTTTTCATCGTTGGCAAGATTATCAGCAGGAAGTGAAATACAACCAATACCCGGATAGAACAGTTGATATTTTGTATACGGAGGACCATTTAAATATGAACCCCTTGCCGCTTGTGGGTGTTTTGGGATTACCAGATTTGCCCTTACTCTTGCCACTGTTGAGGTCGGAATTTTCGCTCCCTCAACAGGTATTGACCACCATCCAACAGGGATTGCGCTTAGGCCGGAACTGCCCGGCAAAGAAATCGGAAACCAGTTACACGACACAATATATTGCATAGGATTTAACAACGCTTTTGTCAAATCATTTGAAATATCAGTTATTCCTGTCCATGATGCATCACCAAGAAGATATGCACAGAGCTTATTAAAAACATTTTGTGAAAAAATGTAATAATGTGCCGCTCCAATTCCACCGTCAGCATTATTTACAATACCGATAACGTAACTACCCTGTGCCAAGTCAAGTGTGAACGGATTGTCAAGTGTTGAAATAGCTGTTGTTACAGCATTTTTTGCAGGATATAGAGTATCGGTAACACCTCCATCATAAGCGGCGGAACTCCGTAATACATACTGTGTACTTTCGCCTATGCTGTTCTTCCAGCTTGCCAAGGGGTCAACGTCTAACTGCGCTCGCCAAATATGACCATCTTCAACAGTCCAATCTCTGATATAGTAATAGCGATTTCCGAAATCGGAAATATATGCGTAATTGTAATAGGACGGATTTCCTTTGAGTGTAAAGTCAAACGTTAGAACAGGGTGTAATAAACTTGTTGGAGCTTTTAACCTCGCTTCGTGCGTCTTCTGTGTAACAGAAGTGTCTGGACGCTTTGTGCTGTTTTCTCGTTTCTTAAACTCATAGAGTGTGACATTTAACGCCATATTAGCACCCCTTATTATAGGGGCGGGACAAGAGGAATTGCCCCACCCCTCCGTGTGTTAATCAAGCAGAAGCAGAACGCCCTTTTCAGTCATATCCTGCATCGTTCTGAAATTAACGTGGTCAACGTCATTCCAGTAGCCGCCGACAGGATTGAACGGCGTCAGACTGTTCCATGCATTCACCTGTGCGTAACCAAGGGCATCTTCATCAAAGATTACGCCGAAAATTCCGGCCTGCTCCTTATTTGCCGCGCCAGTCTTGACACTACCGTCAGTGCCAGTGTACATGGCAGTGGCGGAAATGCTGTCAGGCGTTTCAATGGACTGCCAGAAGTTCACGCCCTCATAGTCGGTGTACTTCAAGTAGTTGTCATGGAACGTGTTAGCTTTCACCATTGCGTCAAACTGGTCAAGGGCCTTGCTGTACAGATATACTTTCTGTCTGTTGGGCGGCGTATGACGCATAACGTGCTTGCTGTTGATTACAGTCTGGAACAGTTCACTACGTTCCGTCATAAGCCGGGAAATGTTTGCAATTCTGCTATAGACAAACTCCATGAAATTCTGGAAGTTTTCAGGCTGATAGACAGTCTGCGCGGTCAGGTCTGCAAGGCCTGTCAGCGCTTTGTATTCAGTGAGCAAATGGACAATTCTTGCGTCCTGTCCCTCCTCCAACAGAGAGGCGATATAGTTCACCAGCAAACCGCGCGCGATAGTCTCGCGGTACTGTTCCAGCTTATCGGCACGGTTAGAAGCAACCATGCTATTAAATCTCATGAACTCGTCAGGGCCGGTGAACGCAACGTCCAGATTGTCACGGAACACGGTATAGATGTTCTCATAGACGCTCTGACCGTAGAAGTTGGTCTGAAGAATGTCCGGCTTATTCAGCTTGAACATATCAATGGACAATCCGTTTCCTGTAGGATTGTCAGTTTTGCTTGCGTCATAGCCAGCGGGATATGTGAACCGCTGGTCATCCTGAACAGGCTTTTCAGCAACGGAAATCTTTCTAATTGCATTTCCCCAACGCTCCATAGACATTTCCATGCCGCCGAATTTGCGGGTGTAGGGCCGGATAGAGAAAATTGTTCTGCCCCACATCTGAGACATTGCATTTAGAATGGGGTCATATCCAGTCTTCAGCGCCGTCTGCGCTACGCTGACAAACTCGCCCGGTGTACTCGCGGTGATTACAGTCTGTCCGGTAGCCTGTTTAACCAGACTATTAAGAACTGTGCTCGCTTGATGTACAATCATATCGTTTACAGTTGCCATAGGTTATCACTCCTTTTTAATAGGCGGATTGATAATTTCCGCTAAAATTTCTTCGGGCGTCTGGGGCTGTGGCATAGTGCTCCCGACAATGTTTCCGGTCTGCATCAGTCCGGTCAGCTTTTGAAGTTCTGCAAGCACCGGGTCAAGAGCCGGAGCCGGAACGGCCGGAGCCGGAACAGCCGGAGCCGGAGCCGGAGCCCGGAACAGCCGGAGCCGGAACAGCCGGAGCCGATTGCTGGTTTGCAATCATAGAAAGTCCCGCAATCTGTTGGGCGGTAAAACCAGCCTTGCTTAATGTCAGAATGTCGTTAGGCGAAAACATCAGCACTTCACCGCCTTAATTGCATAGCCGTCAATGTCATAATAGACATTGTAATGGCCCTCTTTGGTGACATAGGGAATGATTTTCCCTGCCTTATCAGTGTCACGCTCCATAACGTCCGCAATGTGCGGAACAGTAACGGGCTTTTCGCCCGGCTTAAAGCCGTCTTCAAATTCCTTTTCAGTCCAGCCAATCTTTTCAGTTTCAACCAGACGGAACGCACAACCAGCCGCGTCAAGCTCCTTGTTGATTTCAACATAGCTCTTGCCTGCGGCAATTCCCTTGTTGATAATTTCAGCAATGTTCATATTATTTCTTTCCTTTCTTCAAATATACCAGAATATAATGCGCGCATTTGCGTGAATTATATACCTGTTGTTTTTCATTCTTGCAATAAAGCTCTGACGATGACCCGCAATCAAGCATAATAGCATCTCTCCAGCCATAATCTTGTAGCCGCTTTGCAAGTTTTTCGGGTGTTTCTTTGTAAACGGTCTTATCTTTAGAAGCATACAGACATAAACGGCGTTCACCATTGACATACTTTGTTCCGATTGCTGTTCGTCCACGGTAGCCGCCCTGTGCGGAATTGTAGACAGGCTTTTGCACTCGCATTCCGTCCATGAGTACCAGTGAACATGCGATATAGTTTTGAAATCTCCTTGTAATATCGCTGTCTGTATTATACAAGACACTCGCAGTTCCCGGCACAATATCCAGAGTGAAGCTCCCCGGAATATATGTGTTCCACATATAAGCCCAATAGCTGTATCGTGAATGGAACTCGCAATAGTCATTGAACTTTAGCGGACAGACGGGCTTACCGTTTGCCATGTTGTAAAGAGTTCCGTTAATGCCGTAGTCAGCACCAGTCTCTTTAATGATTTGCGAAAGTGTCTTGCGCTTGCCGTTCTTGATAGGATTGTTATAAATCGCAATCCTTTCAATACTGTCGAACGGAATTGAAATAGCTTTTGCCGATAGGTTTTTCATCCGCTCACCTTGTCTTTCAGAAGTGCCACAACTTCTTTCAAATCGCGCAGGGCTTCCGTATTGGCAGAAAGAACCTCTGTCCAGCGCTGTGCTTCAGCGGTATGTGCCTCCTGTTGCTTATTCTGCAACCAGAACAGCACACCAACGCAAACAATAGGAAAGCCAAGATTTGATACGAGCTGTGTAATAGTAGAAGCGTCCATTAGATACTCCTTTCCAGCCGGATTATTAAATGGGCCGGGGATTTCTTGCCCCGGTCAAGGGCTTGCACCAGCTTCCGGCTGTGACCTTGTGCAACCCCCGGCCACATTTTCATGATACATCACCTTAGATATTTTGTCAATAGGTTTTCGCACAAATATTCTTCAAAAATTATTTTTCTTTGCATATAGGCATCCCACAACCAGCCGTACATACGCTTGAACCGCTGAATATCGCTTTCGCTATCGCTATACTGCGGCGGGGAGCCTGTCTTGTGCATTGAAACGTAATAATTGTTTTCTGATTTGTGCCTATAGACGCATATTTTGCCAATAGCACATACAGGATTGTATTCCTTAATGGGTCTACTTCCAACGTTGCCCATATCGTTAAAGCTGAAGCGATTGTCAAGAGCCATTTCTGCGAACCGCGTTCCCGCTGTTGCACGATAAAGAGCCGTATCGCGCTTTTCTTCTGAAATAGGCGAACGCTGAAGCATATATAGACAAATACCTTTAGCGTTATCCTGATAAACCTCGCGGCCTTTTTCAAGCATATCCGTTGCCTTTTTAACCAGACTGAAGCCAACAAAGACAGGATTTGCAACATCATTAGCGTTTGCCAGACAGAGAAGCTGAACCGGCTTCTTTCCTTGAAGCTCCCTGTTACGGTTTACCGTTTCATAGCAGTTCATGAGCGCTTCAAACTCATTCTTAATAGGCCGCTCATGCCGTTCAGGAATAAATTCATCAAAAATCATAAGGTCAACGTCTGAGGCGTCAAAACCTCTGATATTTGAAAAAGTGGAAAGTGCGGCTGAATATCCAATTGGCGGCCCGTCAGGAACTTGCTTCCCATCCTCGTTTACCTTATAGTGATAAAATGCGCTGTTGTATTTTGTGACGGACGAACAAGTTATTTGAAGATTTCTGTCATAACAAATGCGTTTGAACGGTGAAAATTCAGGTCTCGTGATAATGTCAGCTTGTGCCTGTGTTCGTCTGATTAAGAGAAATTGTCTATGCGTGTCTAAACATTCACAAAGGCTACCATAGGTCTTGCCCGTTCCTCGCCCTCCAACTGCAAAGTTAAAGGGCAAGGAACGCGCTAATAGTTCGTGAACATTCAGATAGCCGCTATCTAAATAGATACGGCTCATAGTTCATCACATCAAGGTGCAAGTGATAAACTCGCGGCCCGCCTTAGAAGTGCCGGAAATCACTTCGATAGAGAAGTCTTCTCCGTCCATAATGTCACAGATATTCGCAAAATCCTTTTTGAACGTGGGGCTGTTGGTTGCATAGACAGTTCCGTCAGCGTCCATAACAGAAAGGATTTCCTGTTCCTTACCGTCAGAATTGACATCCTTGTAAATAATGAACGCTGAAACGTCAATCTGCGCTCCTACAATGTCACGCATTTTCTTAATAGAGGGGGCAAGGGTCATTTTGTAGCTTTCCTTTTTGGTGAGTTCGCGGCTGGTCATAGTGATAGTCATTGTTTTTTACTCCTTTAAATAAATTTTATTTACCACAGCTTATGCTGTTGGTTACTCATATTCAAATCTACTTTCCGTTAATAGACGCTTATAATCGGCTGTTAAACCTAATGTATATGTTGACGGTCTTAATACAACGTTAGAAGTGATTGTAAGTAATCTTCCCTCACACGTATAGTCTTTAATGGTAGGCTCGTCATTATATACAGCTTCAAGCCCCCCTGCTTTCTCAAAAGTAAAGCCCTCCCGAAACGCTTCAATTCCTCCGTTTTGTTGAAGTTCTTTACCGCCTTGAACTTTTGATACACCGGCGATTGTACAGACAAGTTCATCTTCTTGATTTTCACGATACACATATTTTTTAGCTCCCATTGTCTTAAATTCGCACATATCATGCTCTTTTTCATATACACCCATGTAATGCGTTATTCCTTGCGGGTCTGTTGCAAAAGCTCCACTATTCTTACTATCTTGTATACGTTCTTTATTGAACTTTGACAGGTCTATTTCTCCAAGATATTTTACACTATCTGTATCGCAATAAACAAATTGCGGAGCATTTTTGTCATTCACATCTCCATGGGCAGGAATTATTCCTTGTTCAAGACGATAACGCGCCCATGCTGTTACCCATACTCCCCATTGATATGCAAGAAAGGCTTTTTTGTTGTAAGTGTTAAGTAATTCTTCTTCATTGTCATTTTGCTCCTTGAAATCATCATCTATAAACAAAATTGATTGTTTTACCGGGTCTTGAGCACACATTCCGTATAGGGAATTTAGCTTGTTTTTGGATTTCATATACAAAAGTTCTTGACCGGGAACATTCTTCAATTCTGTTTTATAATGATAGTATTGACATATTGTGTTAATCAGCGGTTTCGGTAAATACCCATATCGGGAAGTTGCTATGTCAAAAACTTTAATATCCGTCCATGCGTATTCACCAAGAATGATTTTCAGGTCTATATCTGTTATGGTCGTTTCTAAATAGTCGGCTGATATTATTCTGCCGTTATCTATCAGAGGATTTTCTATGTGACGGCATTTCGACAAAGATAAGTATGGGCACCCCCAATCTATTCTTTGTAAATGCACTCCTGTTATTGCTACACGCATAATGCAGGCTTTTTGTCTTTTGCCTAACATCTTAATTACTTCACTGTAAGGAATATCGCCTAAACGGTAAAACTCACTTATTGGAAACTTGCAATTACACATTACATCAGGATAACTGCTTGAACGGTCTGCGCTGTGAACGTTATGCAATGTATAATTTGTATAATATCTGTTTGCGTGTGTGTTTCCTCCGCGAAATGCTTCCCTTAACATTTTATAGATTTCATAATCTGGTAATTGTGACTTTACGAAACTGTATGAAACTTGTGACATAGCTTTCTTTGCATCCCGTCTTACATAACCTGTTGAAGTCAACGGGAACGTATATAAGTTATCGTCATCATGCTTCATTTCAATTTCTATTGCTTCTACTAATCCTTGCACATCGTGCACACAATAGGCAAGTTCATCATTTGTGAGTTCCGTCCATGGATAACGAACTTTCTCATAATCAAATGTTCCTGTTAGTTTCTTATGTTTTACACCCATTTTCTTAGTATAGGTGTCTAAATTCATGTTTGAGTGAATGTATGAGCAACGAAACTCAAAACAGCCATGCATATTGCATTTTAGGACTTTTCGGGATTTTATTGCAAAAACTTCGTCTTTACTGAATTGATATATTCCCCTTAGAAACTGAAATTCATAGGAAAGATTGTGAACAAACACAACCAGAACATTATCAGCAAGAACGTTAGCCAATTTCCTTTGAAATGCCGTAAATTCATCCCATGTTCTACCAACTACAGTATAATCATCACCGAATTGCCATTGCCATATATACATGATAGACTGTTCAATATCTGCAAGTCTTGTGGTTTCAATATCAAATGCTGTTATTACATCTTTGTATTTAATGCGTTTCTTTGTGCGCTGATTGCCGGATTTTCTTTTCACAAGAGGAATTTCATAAAGCCAATCGTATGGAAACTTATCCGGCGTAATAATCATGACAAGAAATCTTCCCAATCGCTTAATAGTTCATAGCTTGTAACATTTTTATCGCTTGTTCTTCGGCCCTCTTTAATGTCTTTGTTTCGCTGTTTTCTCCACTGTGAAAATTGTTTAGCAACAGTATCGCGCATATCTGTTAATACAGCCGCGCGTTCGAAATCTTCGGCACTACGCGCCCTCATTGCACTCTCAAAGAAATCTACAGCAACCGTTGAACCATATCCGCGAAAACGACTCGCTTTCCATACCCGCATAAATTCGCCAAATTCATTATAGCTTTGTTCTGTAACAAAATCATATCCGTGTTCCTGAAATGTTGCAATAGCAAGTTTCCTTTGGCGTTTAATTCCCGCAAGCGTTCCTGTCCGGGCTGTTATCATTCGTGATACTTCGGCAAGTAAAATTTTACGTTCTCCCGGTGTTGTTTCTGCAATAGGCTTGAAACGCTCTTTGTTTCTTTTATATGTTTGGCTTTGTCTGCCTATTGGAGACTTCGACATTTCACGTAAACGCTGTTGCGCTATGTTACGCAACCTTGCGTATTCTGAACGTATATTTTCTTCAGTCCACACATCAGCGTGTCGAATTGCGTCAAGTGTATAGAAGTCGGGGCTTGTTTTTGGGTCTAATAATTCCCCGGTTGCCTCATTGATTATCCTTTTCGGTTTTCTCATAGCGTTCTACCTCTTTGCGAATGAGTTGCCGGCAATATGCCGACACGCTCATATCATGTTTGTATGCTATAGAGCCTATCTTTTCTTTTAGTTCGTCTGTCATGGATAGGCTCAAATGGGTGCAAATAAGTCTTTTATCCACTGTCTTACCTCAATTTTTCTGGTAATGATACCCTTTACGATGCCTGAAGAATTATGGTTTATCCAACAGGCTTCCTCAAATGCCGTGTGAAAGTTGTTAAATGTATATTCGGAAGTCTTATCGATGTTCGGCCAGTACACCTTTAGAATGTATTCAATGTTCATGTTATTCATTAAAAGCACCACCCGGTCATGATATGTGTTACTCCATATTGCGCTTTGCCGTAATCTTTCGAAAATTTCCGTATGTGTTGACCACTCGTTGAAGTATACCCGTATACAATTCTCAAACCATCAAACAGTGTATCGCTTTCTTTGTGAATGCAAGCAACAACAGTATCATAAGATTTGAGGATGTAATAATGCTCTGTTTCGTATACCCATGCAGAACAAGTGCGCAAACGTCTACATGGAAATAATGATGTTTTAAGTTCATCCATAGCGGCGTTCAAATGGAGAAGAATTTGCTCATTCATTTGGCTTTGAGTAGCAATATCAATTTTCATCTTGCAATAGCTCCTTTATTATAGTTGCCCGTATAGCCGTTAGCACAGCTATGCAATTTTAGAAGCTGAACTGATTTTTCTCTTTTGCGGTTTTGGGCTGGAACTGCTTACGGGAATTGGCAACGGCCAATTCGATAGCGTCAAACATTGCATCAACCTGTTCTTCCGTATAGCCATAAGTAGCGCCGGAACAATTGGAAAGAATTTCCAACTTCTGAATGACGC